ACGCCTAAAGGGCGCAATCAATTCTGGGAAGTCTATCAACACGCCGAAGTAAATGACGATTGGCTGTGCCTGACCATACGGGCAAGCGAATCCGGCTTATTGCCCGCCAAAGAGATTGAAGCGCTGCGCCTTGAATTGACAGAGGATGCATGGCGGCAAGAGATGGAGTGCGACTTTGATGCCGCGCTCCCTGGCGCAATCTACGGCAAGGAGATTTGGCAGGCTGAGCAGGATGGCCGCGTAAAGCCGGATTTGTACGACCCGACCATGAAGGTGCATGCCGTCATGGACTTGGGCTTCAGCGATGACACGGCGATCTGGTGGTTTCAGGTCGGCAAAGAGCTACGCATCATTGATTGCTATTCGACGCACGGTATGCCGATTGCGCATTACAACGATGTGCTGCACAGCAAGCCGTACGCCTACGGCGATTGGCTGTGGCTGCCACACGATGCGAGAGCCAAGTCTCTGCAAACGGGCCGCAGTATTGAAGAACAGTTCCGAGGGCTGGGTTGGAAGCCTCGCATCGTCCCTGAGCTGGGACTGATCGACGGCATTCAAGCTGCACGCCTGACCTTGGCTGAGTGCTGGATTGACTCGCAATGCCAGGACGGACTAGACGCGCTGAAGCAATATCAGCGTGAGTACGACGAAGACAAGAAGTGTTTCCGCGATAAACCACGGCATGACTGGACATCTCACTTTGCGGATGCTTTCCGCTATGCGTGCTTGGTATGGCGGGAAGAGATGAAACCGAAAGAGCAGCCGCCTGTCCGGTGGCCGCAAGACCGAACTATTTCAGAAATCATTGCGCGGCAGACTCGGCGCAGACTTGAGGGTGAATAATGGCAAACGGCGTCGATCCAAACGATGTGTACCATAACGGTGGCTGGTATAACCGTAATGGCACTGGCCCAAGCACGAACCTCATTCCTGCTTCCTACACTTGGGCGACCAAGCCTGCCGCAGCATCCAATCAAGGCACAGTAATCCTCGTCAGTGACGTGGGCGCTGGCACGGGTGGCGCAGGTGGCGGCAACCTGTTCATCGCCACGCCAACACGCTGGAAGCCAGCAGGCGGCAACATCACACTGGATTCCGTCGATACCGCCAATTCTGCTGTCGCCAACACCGCCGAGCAACAGCTCAACCCCAACCATATCGTTATCCCCGCTGGCCTGATCGGCACAAATGACCGTCTGCGCTTGTGGGTCGCCATCTCGAAGAGCGGCACGGCGGATACAGCAACCATCCAAATCAAGTTTGGCCCACTCGGCACCACCGCTGACCCTGCAATCGCTGCGTTTGTTCTGGCAACGACCAATCAAACGGATGGTGTGCTGCTGGAGTTCAAAAAGACCTCGGCCACATCGTTACAGAAGCAAGGCAATGCATCGGGAGACCTGAGCTACAGCGGGCAGAACGCCAATGCGTACCCGGCAGCGGTGACGGTGTCGAACATGGACACCAACCCGATGTATCTGTCCATTACCTCCACCATGACCACGGGTGCGGAAGTCTGCACATTGCAGGACTACACGCTTGAGCTGTTCCCAACGGATTCTCAATAAGCATGGCTGACGCAAACGCCAACAGCATCGAGCAGTCTAGCGACCTGGGCAAGTCGCCCGAGGCCATCGCACGCCGCTGGAAGCTGGAGTTAAAGCTCGCGGATAAGCGTGAGGCTGACTGGCGCAAGAAGGTCACGGACATTTACAAGCAGTACACGCCGCTGAATCCTGCTGCCAACTCGTTCAACATCCTGTGGACGAACACCGAAACGCTGCGGCAGTCGGTCTATAACTCTCTGCCAGAGCCACAAGTACGCCGTCGTTATCAGGATGAAGACCCGCTGGGCCGTGCTGTCAGCGAGGTAATGACACGCGCGCTGGAGTTTTCGCAAGACACCTACGACTTTGACGCGGTGCTGAAGGGCGACGTGCTCGCAATGTTGTTGGCTGGCCGCGCCGTGTCTCGTGTGCGCTATGTGCCGGACTTCCGCGCATTGGCAACAGAGCAGGAAGATCCGGATGCTGAGGCTTACGAAGAGATCGCCTGGGAACAGACGATTTGCTCCCGTGTGCAGTGGGACGATTTCCGCATCCTGGGCGCTGGCAAGACATGGGACGAGGTATGCGCTATTGCGTTCCGCCACAAGTTCACGCGTGAAGACTGTATCGAGAAGTTTGGCGAAGAGATTGGCAGAGCCATCACGCTGGACAACGTTGACGACGAGGATGTGAACAAGGCTGCCGACACGGGCGACCTGTTCAAGACAGCAGAAGTCTGGGAAATCTGGAACAAGGACGACAAAGAGGTCATCTGGATCTGCAAGACGTTCGCCAAGCCATGCAAGGTGCAGCCTGACCCGCTCAAGCTTACTGGCTTCTTCCCAATCCCGCGCCCGTTGTATGCCATCGAGAATGACCAAACGCTGATCCCGTCCGCGTTGTACACGCAATATGAGCAGCAAGCCAAGGAACTGAATCGCATCAGCATTCGCATCAACAAGCTGATGGATGGTCTGAAGGTGCGCGGCATCTACGATTCGACGCTGACCGAGCTTTCCTTGCTGATGAAGGCAGGCGACAACGAGCTAATCCCGGCGCAGAACGTGGCAGCGATCGCAGAGCGTACCGGGCTCGATAAGGCCATCTTCATGATGCCAATCGAGACGATTGCTGCGGTCATCAAGTACCTGTACGAGCAGCGCGACCAGACCAAGCAGGTGATATACGAGATCACGGGCATTGCCGACATCATGCGTGGTGCGACCGATGCCAACGAGACGAAGGGCGCGCAGGTCATCAAGACTCAATGGGGTACGCAACGCCTTCAGCGCATGCAGAAAGAGGTGCAGCGCTATATCCGCGACCTGATCCGCCTGAAAGCCGAGATCATCGCAGAGAAGTTCCAGCCTGAGACGCTGGAGAAAATGACGCTGGTGCAGTTGCCGCATCAGGCCGATCTGGACATGCAGAAGCAGCAGATCATGGCGCAATACCAGCAGCAGGCAATGATGGCACAGCAACAAGGCCAGCAACCGCCGCCGCCGCAACTACCGCCCATGCCGATCTCGTGGGAAGCCGTGGTGCAGGCGATGCGCAGCGATGCTACCCGCACGTATCGTATTGACATTGAGACCGATAGCACTCTGTCCGCCACCCAAGATAGCGACATGGATGGCTTGCAGATGGTGTTGACCGCCTGCGCCAAGATTTTGGAAGCGTTTGGCCCAGCAGTGCAACAGGGCGCGATGTCCGTGGACATCCTCAAAGAACTGATGCTGACCGTATGCCGCCGCGCCAAGATGGGTAGTGCTGTAGAAGACGCGATCAGCAAGATTCAACAGCCACCACCACCGCAAGACCCCGAAGCAGGCAAAGCTCAGGCGCAGATGCAGATCGAGCAGATGAAAGCGCAGATCGCAGACCAGCAAGCACAACGCGAGTTGCAATTCGAGCAGCAGCGCGCACAGTTAGAAGCGCAGGTCGAACAAGCCAAGCAGCAAGCCCAGGCCGCACAGAACCAGCATCAAAACATGCTGGAGCAGCAACGCGCAGAGACGCAGATGCACATGGAAGCGCAGCTCGAGCAAATCCGCATTGCTGCGGACGAACGCGCTACACAAATGGAGCAGCAGTTCGCCTTGTTGATCGCCAAGATGAACAACGAAGCCAAGATCGAAGTCGCGGAGATTGCTGCGGCGAACACATTGCAGACGGCACAGATCAGCGCGGCCAAGTCGGGAGCGGAGGAGTAATGCCGATCTACGAAGCGATCTGCCTACAGTGCGGCAAATACCACGAGTATGTGCGCCCGGTGCTGGACTGCATGGACACGCCTGAATGCTGTGGCGTGAAGACCGATAAGCGCATTCTGACCAAGCCGATGGCCGCGATGGATATGCAACCTTGGGAGGCGTTTGAGTCCCCAGCCACTGGCAAGATCATCACGTCGAAGAAGGAGCGGGCAGAGGATATGCGCGCATCCGGTTGTCGTGATTGGGAAGGCATGGAGTCGGAGAAGCGCCACGCTGCACAGCTGAAGCAGTATCAGGAAGAGGAAGACGACAAGAAGC